GGACTCCGAAGAGTCCCTTTTAGAAAAGTCTACGACTTTTAAAAAACCTTATAGAATATTTTCTATTTCGATTTTTCTGTAGTAGAAGTTTGAACCAGCAGACGCTAAACCATCACTTGGAGCACTACCTACGAAAGGATTAGAAATCATTCCATATCTAGTTTTGAATCCAATTTTTGGTTGGAAGCTGTTCTCACCAACTGCACGAACCATTTGTAATGGAACATATGGGCAGTAGAAGACACCAGCGTCGTATGGGTTTGAACCTCTGTAACCAACAGTCATGTAACCTTCGTTGCTGTGACCACTTACTGGGTCAAGAGTGTAATATGGGTCAATGTACACTTTGTACTTACCATTTAGAACACCAACAAAAGTGTTACCAGCATCATCAACATTTAACTCAGTGTTAAGTGCTGGTGCATAGTCTAATACACCCGCCATTGATAATGCAGAAGCTACATCAGATGAACAAAGGATAAAGTTACCTTTACCTCTTCTTGATTCTCTTGCGATTACATTAGCATCTCTTTCAACTTGGAAGAGTAAACCTTTGAACTTCTCAACTGACCATCTACCAGATGAATCAACATCTAAGTCGAATCTACCAGCATTAGCAACACCAGTTTGAGCACCAGTTTTTGCTTGGATGTTAACAGTTCTTACAACTTCTCTGTTAATCTCTGCAAGTATTTCAGCAGATAAGATGTTTGCAAGTTCTGTTTCTGCATCTAGACCATGAATTGCTTTAAGGTCTTGAGCAAGTTCTATTGTGTATTCAGCTTTAAGAGCTCTTGACTTAGCAGTAACAGTTGCTTTCTCGATTGTGAAAGCCATTGATGCAAATGGGTTACTCGCAGAGTCACCTTTTGCTTCAGCTGCACCTGTAGTCATACCAGTACCAGTCGCATAAGTAGCTGCATCCCCAAATGGGTCTGTACCTGCTTGTGTTCCTGCTCCAGCAAAATCTGAATCAGCTTCGTCAAACAATGCTTCAGTCATAGCTAGTCTTGAAGTATTGTCGTTATATCTAGCCTTCATACAGAATACTAATCCTGTTGGGCCAGTCATTGGTTGCACACCACAGATGTCGTATGCAATTAGGTTTGGAAGAGACCTACGAACTAAAGAAATTAGAATAGGATTCCAGTTGTCAACACCTGTTCCACCAACAGCACCACCTGCGTTGTTGATAGGTGCATCCTCTGAAAGGATTCCATTCTCTTCATTAAAGGCTCTTTCTTGGTTCTCTAGAACCACAGAAGTTACAGCTTTTTTGTAAGGGTCACTGATTTCTGGTAAATCTGGATGACTCAATACTGGCTGCCACTTCTCTTGTAAGTTTTCTGACATAAACATTTTATGTTTCCCCTTATTTAAAAAGTGTTAATAATAAATTGACCTTACTTGTATATGTTAGGGTCAACTTTTCCTATTGCGGCAGAATATGCAGCCATACTTGGGTCAAGGATTTTATCCTCAGTCGAAGTATTTTCATCGCTATCACTAACCACTTCTTCATCTAACTGTAATTTCGATTTCTCTCCACTAAAGTAAGACTCCTTAATTGTTTTGACATTAGACTCAAAATCTTCATCTTGGTCTATGTCTTCAATCAACTTTGTAAGTTTCTCAACTTCACTTGTAGTCAAGTCACTTGAAACTTCTGAAACCACTTTGTTTCGTACAAGTTCATCTCTTTCAGATGTTAAGTCGATGTTTTTAGAAACTTCTTCATTTAGTTTAGCTTCAACATCTTCTATTTTACTTGCAAGTTCGTCAACGACATCTAATTTGTCATCTGGAACTTCAACATAATGGTCTTCGAATAGTGCTTTAAGTCCTTGTATAAAGTTTTCTGTTAACTCAGACTTAAGTCCTCTTTCGATTGCAAGTTCGTTATCTTTAACCCACTCTTCTGCAACATAACCTAAGAAAGAGTCAACTTTGTTAACTAAATCTTCTTTTATTTCGTTAGATGCTTCAACAATCTCGTCTCTCTTCTGAGATTCGAGTTCTTCTTTGATTTCACTAACTTTTGCAGATACAGCAGCTTCAAATACTACTTTTGCTTTGTTTTTGAATTCTTCTGAAAGGTCTTCACCACCGACTAATGCATCGATATCGTCTGACATATCGTAAGATTCTTTCTTAGACTCTTCTTTTTCGTCTTCGTCATCATCTTCGTCTTCGTCATCACCATGAGAAGCTTCTTTTTTAGTAGCTTCATCCATATCTTCTTCATCGTCTTCATCTTCGTCTTCTTCTTTAGAAGCTTCTAAGATTGCAGTTAAAGATTCTTTCACAACTTCTTCGTCCTCTGATTTGAAATGTTCAGCAATTTTCTTAAGAAGGTCTGCTTTTGTAGACTCTGATTTTTCATCATCGTCTTCATCTTCATCTTCTTCGTCATCTTTCTTCATCATTTCATTGACCAAGGACTGGATGTCATCCTTATCAAGACCTTTAAGTTCTTCAATGATTTTTCTTAATGCTTCCATCTTAGTCATATCTTCGACTACGATTTCTTCTTCATTCTCAGTCTCATTATACTGCATAGAAGCTGCATTTAGTTTCTGAGGTGCATCTTTCTTATCATTGTCACCTTTTCTTTTTTTACTAGGTTTAGTAGAATCTGATGCTTTATCAACAGATGCTAAAGATTTAGGCACTGGGTCTTTATCTGGAGTAACGACACCTTTATTAGCAACTGGTGCAGATGCCTCAGTCACTTCGTCTTGATTTTTAATATCTTCTGACATGTGTATTTCCCCTGTAAATTACTATAATTACAAATTAAGAACGAAATATTGTTCTTTACAATGTATTTATAACTTTTATAACTTTGAAAAGAAGTTTTTCATGATTTCTAACTTCTTCTCTTCCAAATGGCGTTGTTTGGTTTGTCGAATCTGGTCTTTCCAAGATTCAATCTCTACGGCTTTAAACACTCCGCTTTCTTTTATCCATTCAACACCTTCCATAATACCATCCACAAAAGCGTCTGGTGCAGAAGGGTCTGCCACGATGTCAGCTGCAGTTGCAAGCATGAAGTCGTCTTGGACATATTGTGCATCATTTTTCTGGGATACTGACCCCATACCCCTACTGGAAACGCCTAGTTTTGCACCATCATTCAATAGTCCTTTAACTATATTACCCATCGGAGTATTCATTATTTTTGCCTTACCGACAAAATTATTACCATCTTTCTCCAGAGAAGTAATCAAATGACTAACTCTCTCAAGATTAATAGTAGGGCCTTCTGGATGTCCCAGTTCCCCATATGCACGATTTTTCTTAATGAATTCTTTATTATATCGGTTTACCTCTTTCTCCATGATATTCATAGGATAAACACGACCATTTCTGTTCTTTAAATTTGTTTGGAGAAATACTCCTTCAATGAAGGTATCTTTACCCCCACTTGCATTTTTTTCAGTTATTAAACTAACTTCTTCTGCTTGTTGTTCTGAAATTAAAAACATTTCTTTCTCCTTATTCTATAGTTGCAATTTTCTTTGCAACATCATCATAGGTTTGATTACCTTTTAAACCATTTGCAAATCCAAATGAGTCTTCTATAGATGATTCTGGTTCTGTTAAAACATCTTCTATAAAAGATTCAAAATCTTCACCTAATAACGAAATTAATTGTTTTGCATTTTTCCTTGCTTCTTTCTCATTTTTATATTGAGCAAGTTCTTGTCCATCTACATAAACCTTAAATTTATTAGATTTTTTTGCAATAACAACTGGTACTTTCTTTCCTTTTGCACCTTTTTCCATGTAGGAATCAATCTCCTGTTCCCCACGAGGTAATTTAAATTTTCTTATCTCTATGACAAGTTCTTTAAATTTCTTCATTTGCTTGAGTTTCCTGTTTGTTCAACCAATCAAGTTGTACATCCAACCTTTTACCCTCAATAGCATCTCTTTGTTTGTCAACCATAGCAGCTGCAAACGCATCAGAAGCTGCAACATTATCTCCAGATTCTACTGAATCTATAATCTTTTT